ATCGCATACCAAGTCAGGTAAGGCAATGATCTATTCATACTCCTCCATCAAGATGTACGAGCAATGCCCTCGTAAATTTAAGTTCTCTAAAATTGACAGATTACCTGACTCATCAGGCGATGCGGCAAATAGAGGTAAGCAAATTCACACAGAGATCGAAGAAGTAATCAAAGGTGGTCTTCAATTATTATCTACAGATATTGAACATTTGGCACCTAAGATTGAAAACTGGATTAAAGCTAAAGCAGTCTCAGAGATGCCTTTTGCTGTAAATGCTTATTTCGCGCCTGTTAGTTATGACGACCCTACTGCTATTTTCAGAGGTGTGATTGACTTATATGTAGAAAACGGCCCTGAAGCTACGATCATTGACTTTAAGACAGGTAAGCACCGTGACTATAAAGATCAAGTAACAGTGTATGCTGCTGTTATTCTATCTTGTAAGCCTGATATCGAGTATGTCAAAACTGCTATTGAGTTTATTGACCTTGTTAAGACAGACGAGTATCCTGTAATTACAAGAAGAGACTTACCGTTCTTATTGCTAGGCCTTAAAGATAGAATGAAAGTCATTACCAAAGACACAATACATGCTGCCAATCCATCAGGCTTATGCAAGTTTTGTCACTATAGAAAGAGTAACGGCGGCCCATGCAAGTGGTGAGACCTGTTCTTGAACGTGATTTGGAAAGACATTTTGGTAAAGAATGTAAGCGTCTTAAACTTACGTCCATTAAACTGCATTTACGATATAGCACAGGTTATCCTGATAGACTAGTTGTTCTGCCTTTTAATAAAGTATTGTGGATAGAGTTAAAGACGCTGACAGGTAAGCTATCTGACAGACAAGAACATGTGCATTTCCTATTGCGGTTGCATCATCATTGCGTATTAGTATTAAGAACAAAAGAGGAGATTACAAATGCTTTGGAATCCGCATCAATATCAGCATAATGCAGTCCAGTTCATGCTTGAAAACGGTTCAGGCCAACTATGGCTTGAGCCAGGACTAGGTAAGACCAGTATTACACTAGAAGCCATCAGACAACTACTAAACTCAAGCGCGATTAAAAAAGTCCTGATTGTTGCACCATTACGACCAAGCTATGCAGTCTGGCCTGTAGAAGTCGAGAAATGGGACAACTTTAAAAACTTAACCATCAGTGTATTGCACGGACCTCATAAGGACAAAATATTACATGATAAATCCATTATCCATGTTATTAATTTTGAAGGTCTACAGTGGTTGTCAGCCACCTTGAGAAGGTTAAATATTAAATTGCCCTATGACATGTTGGTTGTTGATGAAATAAGTTATTTAAAGAACACTCGAACACAACGATTCAAGTCATTAAATCCGATGTTAGACCAATTTAAGCGTAGATTCGGACTTACAGGCTCACCTGCGCCTAACGGACTTATGGATATTTTCGGGCCGCAACTTGTAGTTGATCGAGGTGCTACATTTGGCCGATACATTACTCATTATCGAGCAAATTACTTTTACCCTACAGGGTACGGTGGCTATACATGGGCACTACAAACAGATGCTGAGCAAAAGATTTACGATGCGCTATCTGGCAAAGTACTTAGAATGGCTGCAAAAGATTACTTAGATCTTCCTGAGTTGATCATTAATAAAGTGTATATCGAACTACCGCCTGATGCACGAAAGACGTATAACGAGCTTGAAAAGAAGTTACTAACAGACATAGAGCTCGGTCAGGTAACAGCAGCAACGGCTGCAGTCGCCATTGGCAAATGTCAGCAAATTGCAAACGGGGCTGTTTATCTAGACGGCGAAGAAAGAACAGTACAACATGTGCACGATGCTAAACTTGAAGCAGTGCAAGACATCGTAGAAGAGTTATCAGGGCAACCATGTCTAATCGGCTACCACTTTAAGCATGATCTAGAACGACTTAAGAAAGTCTACCCTGATGCACCAGTCATTGGCTCAGGCATCTCAGGCGATCAACTAACTGGTATTATTAATAAGTGGAACTTAGGATTAACACCAGTACTTCTTGCACATCCGCAGTCTGCAGGTCATGGTCTAAATTTACAAGGCGCAGGTCATGCTGTGATCTGGTTTAGTAATACTTGGTCATTAGAAATCTATGAACAGTTTGTCAGACGATTATGGCGCCAAGGTCAGAGGAACAACATCATTGTGCACCAGATGATTGCTCGTAAAACAGTCGATGAAGCGATCATTAAAGCAATCGAGACTAAAGACAAGACACAACAAAGTCTTTTAAACGCGATAAAAGAATATGCAAATGTCACATAGTGAAATGCAGAGTGTTTACTTTAATATAAAACTATGGTACAATATAATTGTAGTACAAAGTAATATATTTCTTAATTCTTAACTAGGAGCTTTAAAATGGAAACATGGTATTCAGTAATGGCAGTAGATAGCGACAATTTTTTAATCCCTATCTACTTTGCTAATGACAAAGAAACTGCAGAGTTCGAATATAAACTTTATTCAAGCCAAGGCAGTATGCAACATCGTGGTCACAAAAGAGTAATCTTTTCTACGTCTACGCAAATTGCAGAGGTGACACAACCGATGGGCGAACTGATTAACGAAGAACAAGCACCAACGTATGATCAGATAGTCAGATAACAACCGGGGCTTCGGCCCCTTTTTAAGGAATTTTAATGATTGAAAACCCATATATCTATATTGCAGCACCGTTTTTTAACGATATTCAGCTTAGAAGAGTTGAGAACGTTAAATCACTACTTGAAACTTTTAATCTAAAGTATTTCAGCCCTAAAGATGAAAGTATGTTTGTTCAAGGAGTTACAACCCCTGAAGAAATCTTTAATGTTAACATTAATGCACTTAAGAAAGCCAATGTACTGATTTGTATTACTGACGACAAAGACACTGGCACTATATTCGAAGCAGGGTGGTGCAGTGCCTCAAATATTCCTATTATTTACCTATGGACAACTGCTAAAGAAGGCCAGAAGTTTAACATTATGTTGGCGGCATCAGGCTCTGTATGTAAATCATATAATCAACTTGAAGACGCATTGGTTAATCTAATTATTACAAAGCAAGTGGTTAAGAAAGACTGGTCAGAAGAGGACACTATGTATGAATGACTATAATCATCAATTTTTTATGAAAAGCTACACGTTAGAGCACACAAAGCGTTACTCCATGAAACCTGTTATTCATGCAGAGAGTGTGGCAACTCATAGCTATTTCGTAGCTTTGGGCGTCCTGCTATTATCCAGAGAGTATGTCTTTGATGTAAGTACTGCAATTAAGATTGCTATTTGCCATGATCTGGCAGAGATGGAAATTAGTGATGTCAACCACAAAGTAAAAAAGAACTTTCCCCACATTGCAATGGCGCTTCAAATGGCAGAGATGGAAGTTGTCAGTGAGTTTCCAGAACAAGTAAGAGAATACTGTAAACTATACGATTCAAATACCCCTGAAGCCCTTATTGTGCATTATTGCGATGCACTACAGTGTCTACAGTATGCCAGTAACGAAATACAACTCGGTAACACAGGGTACATGACTCAAGTAGTTAACGATAGTATAGAACGTCTTAAAAAATTAAAAGAAAAACTGGAAGGAATTAAACGTGACAACAACTGATTCTATTATCGAAGAACGTGGTAAAACATACGGCGACTTTAATGAAGGGATTGAACTAGAGGCAACAATACTAGGCGCCATTGCAAAAAGATATGCAGACCATCATGGCGAAGATATGCCAATGGTGGTTGCGTTATACTTTTCAAAGATAGCAATGAAACTATCTAGATTATCCATTACTCCTGACCACATCGATAGCTGGGCTGATATCGCAGGTTATGCAAGACTCGTCGAATTACAACTAAAGAAAGAAGAAAATGCCTAAGGTACACAAATCAAAAATGCCGCATCTACAAAAGATGCACACAGAGTTAAAGTTCGGCAAAAAGCCTGAACCACTACAGTTCATGAACCAATTGGAGTGCATTGATGTAAGGATTGTTCATGCACCAACAGTTGCAGAGCTACGTAAGACGATCTCTGTTTTCTTAATGAATACGTGGAACGATAAAATTCAATGGGACTTTGCTAATGAAGATATCGACCAAACCATTGATGAACTGTTTCGTTATGAATTACTACCAACCGCGATGGAAACGATCAATCTGACATGGTCTGTGAATGGTATGGATATGATAGATACCACACATCTAATCCGTCATCGTTTGTTTAGTTTTGCTGCCCAAGTCCACGGTGATCGCGATATGCGAGATGATCGAGTCATGGTTAAACCTAGTATTGCTGCCAACCCTGAATTTTTTGAACGTTACAAAAGGATTACTGAAGATGCTAGACAACTTTATATCGATATGCTTGATAGCGGCACTGTGCATGGTCTTGATACCCGTAGTATCATGCCTCGTAATTTTGAGCATTTTTATATGGTTCGCTGTACTATTAAGGACCTTATTGGCTATTGTATTATGCGTGGTGATGAGCAAATCCAAACCACAGTAGACAATGTCATCGCAATGAAGCTATGGTTAGAGGTGTTAAAGATCTACCCATTCCTTAAAGGACTAGTTGACTTTAGAAAGCCTGATGTGTTCTACCAACGCCAATCTGCCAAAGGTAAAACAAACATCTTTCCGCCTAATGCTAAGAACGATAACTTTGATTGGTGCGAAGAACAGTTCTACCACCCAATTGGTCGTGATGAATTTCCAGGTGGCGATTCTTATCTTAAGATTAGAGAAGAATTATTACAACAAATCGATGCAATAGAGAAAAAGCACATTTATGAGTAAACGATGGTCTGTCGCGCAAGGTGAGTTAAAGAGTATGTCTAAAGAGTATAGAAGATTGTCTGTTTTTCTATTTACTAATAAACACCCTAGATTGTCAGACCACATGATTGAAGCGCTCAAAGAAGTAGTAATTGAGTTACAACCACAAGCGTATGTTGCAAGAAAATTACACTTACATCGCCAAGCAGTTAATCGTGTCGTAAAACAATTTTCTGCATACTTATTTGTTTAGCTTATCTTTAAGATAATTGTAACCTTCATAGCCCATCAATGGCGCTTGCATGCCTAGCCCAATTCCTCTAGCAAGAGGATGCGGGACGGCGCCTAGTAAACCACCTGCGCCGCTCATCATTTCGAGTGCGCCTTTTAACTTTTCATCTTTGTTTAAGTGTTCAGCACCTGATAACAACTCCATCATGCCAAGTCCGCCACCTACTGTAGGAAGAACATGCTTTAAAACAGGGTTAGTATTCATTACTTTATTAGCAGTAGAAAATGCATCAGACACTTCTTTACCATAAGGCAGTTTATTAAATGCTTTACCTATAAAGGAAGGCTTATCAGTTACTCGTTCTAAAGCACGCATTGCTTTTTGCTTTTCTAGCTCTGCATCTGCCAATTTCTTCACTGCTTCTCTCTTACCTTCAGGCACTGTTCCACGCAATTGTTCAAGTTCTTTGCCTAGTGCAGTTGTAGCTTTAAGATGCGTTTCATATGCAGATTTAGCAAGATCATGCGCAATCTTTGCATTTCTTTGCTCTGCAGGAGTAACGCCTTGCACAGGTGGTGTAAATAGTTGACCTTCGAGACTGCCTGAAAGTCTATAGTCGCCTAGCCCTAACGCTCTTTGCTTATTAGCTGCAATACGATTACGCTCAGCGATATCATGAGCGCCTTGTCCGTGCTGACCCTTGGTCATGTCTTCCATTTCAGTCAGTAATTTATGTGGCACTTCATCACCTGGCATCACTGCGCCATAGTTATATGTTCCTGACGCACCTGGGACTTTACGTTCACCGAAATCTAGCGCATCTAACACGGATGCTTTATGTCGTGCTTCGTCATACGCAGCTTTTAATGGCTCAAGATCTGCTAGATGCTTTTGATGAAGTGATTCCATCTGACCAACATTGCCTTTGTGTATATTTTCTATATTACTTAATCGGCTGTTCGTAAGATTCTCAACATCACTTGCATTTTCTAGAGACACTGTTGCGTTTTGGAATGGCTGAGTCATGTAATCAGGCTTAGGCCCATATCGCTGTGCTAAATTACCTACAACAGCCCCTACTGCCCCTGGCAATATCGTATCTGCTGCGCCACTCATTTTAGAATTAGGTTGTGGCGGTGGTTCTTGTGGCGTAGCTGCTGGTTTACCGCTCGCAGGTGGCGGTGGTTCTACATCATCTAGAATTCCTGCATAAAAATCTTCTGCCATATCAT